ACCACCTGCGGGGCCGCGCGCACGACCCCCTGCACGAGCTGGGCGAACAGCTGCCCAGCCGCCACGAGCATGCGCGGCGCGTTCTGCACCACGGTCGAGATGAGCCTGCCGAGGCCCGAGAGGAGCGTGGAGAGCACCTGCGGGAGCGTCGTCTGGAGGCTCCTCACGATGCCCATGAAGAGCTGGTACGCGGCCGTCATGAGCTGCGGGAGCACCGATGGGATGGCCGTGATGAGGGCCGTCAGGAGCTGGATGCCCGCGTCGATGAGCTGCGGTATCGCCGTGACGAGCGCATCGCCGATGGCGGTCACGAGCTGCGGGATGGCCGTGACCAGCTGGGGCAGGATGACGGGGATTGCCTGGACGATGCCGTCAAGCAGCGACACGGCCGCGCCCACCACCAGCTGGACGTTGGAGACCAGCCCGCTGGCAACGCCCTGCACGAGCTGCGGGAGCGCGGCCGCGATGCTCGGGATGACCTGCGGGATTGCCTGCACGATCGTTGAGAAGAAGCCAAGCGCGGACGCAAGCAGCTCCCCAGCGCCGTCCAGGAGCGATGTCGCAATCTCGGGGACCAGCTCGACCACGCGGGAGAGCAGCCCGGGGATGGTCTCGCCCAGCGAGTCAAGCAGCGCGCCGAACAGGGTAACGCCGGCGCTGATGACGAGCGGGACGCCGGTCACCACGGCCTCGGCGAGCGTCGCATACAGCTCGACGATGCCGGAGACGATGCCAGGCCCCCAGTGGATGACCGCGCGGCTCAGCCCCGTTCCGAGCGTGGCGAACGCCTCGCGGATGCCGTCGGACATGCCGGACAGCGTCTCGGCGATGCGCGGGAGGAGGTTGCGCAGGTAGGTCATGACCGCCGAGCCGAACTCGGCCATGAGCGGCCCGACGGCCTGGCTCTCGTCGGCGAAGCCAGTGAGCAGGTTCTGCCACGCCGACGCCATGGCGGCCGCTGAGCCGCTGATGGTCTCGCTCGCCTCGCGGGCGGTCGTGCCGGTGATGCCCATCTCGTTCTGGATGACGTGGATGGCCGCGACCATGTCGGCGTAGTTGCCCAGCTCGTAGTGGATGCCCGAGATGGCCTCGGCGTCGTCCAGCAGGCGCTGCATCTCGGACTGCGTGCCACCATAGCCCAGCTTCAGGTTGTCGAGCATGGTGTAGTTCTGCTTGGCAAAGCCCTGGTACGCGTTCTGAATGGCGCTCATGTCCGAGCCCATCTTGTTCGCGTTGTCGGCCATGTCCGTGATGGCCATGTCAGCCATCTGCGCGGCCTCGGCGGTGTCGCCGCCAAGCGACTGGAGCAGCGACGCCGAGAAACTGGTCACCGTCTCCATGTAGTCGTTCGCCGAGAGTCCCGCCGACTCGAACGCACGCTGCGCGTTTGCCATGACGGCCGGGGCGGCTTCGCCGAACAGCGTCTCGACGCCGCCCGTCAGCTGCTCGAAGTCTGCGTACGCGTCCACCGCCGCGCGGCCGAAGTCGACGATCTGCTTGGTGACGAACGCGCCGGCAATTATCTTGGCGATGCCCTTGAGCGAACCGATGAGGCCAGAGCTGAGGGACGCGCCGATTTCCTTGCCGATGCCCTCGGTGCCCTGGCCGCCTATCTGCGACTTGAGCTTGCTCGTAAAGCCGTCGGCGTTGGGCGATACGCTTACGTACGCGCTCGCGACTTCCGTTCCGGAGGCCACGCGATCACTTCCTTTCGCCCAAGACGGAGCGCACGAGGTCGAGGTCCACGTTCTTGCCGCGCTCTCGCTCTGCCTTGCGCTCGGCTGGTGTCTTCACGGGCTGCGGCTCGTTGCGCCTGTGCTGCGCGTCCTTGGTCTTGGACCACGCGATGAGCCGCAGCGTGTAGTCGATGGACGCGAGCATCTTCTCGACCTCGCCCCACTCCGAGTCCGGGTTGTAGTGCGTCTTGACGCGCGACTGGGCGGGGAGCTGGGCGACGAGCGCGGCGGCATGGGCGTGCGAGTAGCCCTTGCCCATGCCGTCGATGTTGAGCCCGTAGTATTGCTGTAGGTCGGCTCGCAGCTCGTCGGGACACTCCTCCTCGGCGAGCACGAGCCAGACTAGTTTTTTGCGCTGCCGCTGGCGGCGGCCCCCATGACGGCCGCGACCAGGCGCGACATGTCCTCCAGCGTGCCTCCCAGCTTGTCGGCGTACTCCTCGGCCCTGTCATCGAAGATGATGTCCAGCGCCTCGAAGAAGCCCGCGGGGTCGCGCTGATAGGACGTGATGCGCTTGAGCACGCGATAGCTCTTGAGCTGCGTCTCGTCGTACTCAAAGTCGATGCCGTCAACGGTGATGGTAGCCATGCGTCATTCCCCCTTGCCAGGCTAGGCGCCAGCCTGGATGTAGTCGTACATGTCGTTGCCCGCGGCGTCCTTGTACATGGTGTACGTGACGGGGTAGTTGATCAACTCGGAGTAGAGCACGGTCATGTCGTCCCACTCAGTGACCTGCGCGGACGGGATGACGCGGCGCCACTTCTTGCCATCACGGAGCACGAGCTCGAAGACGAGCGAGCGAAGGCCCATGTCCCTGCCGTTGTGCGTGACGGTGATGGTGTTGGTGGTGTCGTCGACGGTCACGTTGTCCTGGCCGTAGACCTCCTTGAGGCTGTCGGGCTTGGTCTCGGCGAAGACCAGGTTGACGGTGCGCGTGCGCGAGCCCGCGGAGGTGGCGATGGTGTCGCCGTTGAGGTCGTAGAAGTTGTCGGAGCTGGCGTCGATTGCGAAGACGGCGCCCTCGTCGGTGAGGTAGCCGCAGTTGACGAACGCGTTGTCCAGCGCCGTGGTGTAGTCGGTCGGAAGCGTGGTGCCGGCGGGGGCGGTGAAGAAGTAGCCGCCCGCGACGCCCTTGCCAACGCTGACGTTGGCGGTGTTGTTAGCCATAGATGTTCTCCTTAGCGGTTGACCACGAGGACGAAGGCGGCGCTCCACCTGTGGGTGCCGTCCAGGTCGTTGCGGTACATGGAGTCCTGCGTCGCGTGCGCGACGTTGGGTATGTGGTCTGGGAGCCAGAGCATCACGTCTGACGCCTGCTGGATGAGCCTCGCCGCGTCGAGGTCGCTCCCCGCCCACGCGTGGACGAGGTAGCGCGGCTCGTCGACGAAGCGGGTGGACGAGCCGCCCGAGCGGTAGACCATGACGAACTCTGCGGGCGCGTCGGGAGGCCGCACGGTCGAGACGCGGACGCCGAGCGATTCGGCGAGAAGCCCCACGATCTGGGGAGTGACGTCGTTCATGCGACCTCCTTAGAGCGACCGCTGAAGCGTGTCGTACTTGGCATTGGCGCGCACCGCATGCAGGTCTGCCGGGTAGGCGAACGCATAGACGCGGCGCTTGCCGCGCGTTCCCATGCGGCATCCGTAGTCGCAGCCATCAATGGTCGATGCGGTGTCGGCGATGACGCGGGCGCACTCAAGGCACTCCTTCGCCACGCCGTCGCTCTTGAGCGCGGCGGCGCGAACGCCCTGCATCTTGCCGAAGAGGCGGAAGCCCTTAGCCATCGCGCCTCACCGCCTCGGCCTTGACGTTCCAGCGCGAGGCTGGCGGGAGGTTCGCGTCGGTGATGCGCGTCGGCGAGCCGACGACCTCGTAGGTCTTGCCGTCCCACTCGATGAGCGCCCCGCGCAGGTCTCGCGTCCAGTCGCGCGGGAAGCAGAAGGACTTGTCCGTCTGGATTGCGAACGGCTGGCCGTCGCGCACCGCGTCCACCGTCGAGCCGCGCCCGATGAGCACGTCATCGACTTGCATCGGTGTGGAGTAGTCCACCGTCTCGTTGCCGTAGGCATCCTCGGGGCCGAGCATGCGGAACCTGACGCTCACGGTCTCGCCGCGAATCATTCGGCATCCCACCCGATGACGGGTCGGACGTTGAGCAGGTAGCTCTTCGCGCCGATTCCAAGCATCCGCTTCTCGTCCTTGGTGAAGTAGAGGTCACCAGTGGGGTTGGAGAAGTTTTGCGTCTGCGAGTAGATGTCGGCAGAGATGGTCTGCTGCGTGACGCCGAACGCGCCGCTTTCGGTCGCGATCATGGCACGCTGGACCATCGAGCAGGAGACGGCGTTGAGCACAGCCGCCTGGTGCTCGTCGCTAGAGTCCACCGTCACGAATGAGTCGATGTAGACGGCGGCGCGATTGAGCAGCGTGGTCGCGACATCATGCTCTGAGTCCGTAAGCGGACGCCAGCCCGCTTCGAGGTCTTCGACGGTTGCGTAGGCCATTGTCGGCTCCCTACTTGTCGGTCTTGGTCTTGCGTGGCGCACGCTTGCGCGGCGTCTTGGGTTCGCCATCGGGAACGACGGGAGACGCGAAGCCGCGCGACTCATACAGCCGCGCGGTCTCTGCGTCTGGGACGTCGATGGTCATGCCCGTGACGTGGACGAGCATCTGCATGGCTTAGGAAGCGGCGATGGTCAGCTTGCCGAACGCGGCGGCGTCCTTGACCACGACGCCGACCTCAGCCTCGATGCGGACGGCGAACATGTTGCGCTGCCAGAGGTTAATCTGGTTGGTGCCGTCGTTGATGGTGGCCTCCTCGGAGATGGACATCTGGATGCCCTCGACGATGCCGTAGCGGAGCTGGGAGAAGTCACCGACGAAGCCAGCGACGTTCGGGGTGCCCGTCTTGTAGACGTTCGGGGTCTCGAAGACGCGGGCGCCGAGGATGCGGGAGATTGCGAAATCGTCGTTGACGTTCGGGAGGAACAGCGGGCGCTGCGCGCCGTCCTTGGCCTGGAGCAGAAGCGCCTCAAGCTGCGGG